TAGACCCTGGCAAATAGATATTATTAACGACCAGAGTAAAGATAAAGTAGTTATTAAGAGTAGGCAGTTAGGTCTATCTGAAATGCATGCTGCTGAGTCCCTCTGGTTTGCCGATAGCCACTCAGAAGATGCGGTGAAAGTTCTATAAAATGTATGTAGCGCACCAGAGTAATCTGATGTGGAAAACTCTGTTAAACGGGCATAGCTGAAATAAGATAAAAATTCACAACCTATATAGTAGGACGAATAAGCTGGTAAGAAAGACTAAATCCTGAAAAGGACAGTGTTGACCTTCCGTAGTAAATTAGGTATAATTACCTATAAATCTCTAACGACTAAAGCTGCTCATATACATTCAAATGGGAATGTAGAGAAGAGCATAAGAAAACTAATATAAATGATAAGTAATAAAGAATTTAAAGATAGAATTTATAAATTGGTAGGAGACGAATATTGTATAAATTCTGAGTATAAAGGAAGACATAAAAAAGTAAATATTACACATAATACATGTGGTTATTGTTGGGAAGTTGAAGCAGGTTCTTTTTTAGGTAATAAAAATAAGAAGGGTAGCAGATGTCCTAATTGTTATGGAAATATAACTAAAACTACGTCTTCGTTTAGCAAGGAAGTTTTTGAAAAAGGAAATCATGAATATTTACTAAAGTCAGAGTATGTAAATGCACATACAAAGGTATTAATAGAGCATATTTTATGTGGAAATACTTATAGTGTTGTACCTATGTCCTTTACTCAAGGTAATAGGTGCCCTTACTGTAATAATAAAAATATAACTAATGATGAGGTTTCTAGAAGACTTTATAAAATTACAAAAGGGGACTTTCTACTAGAGTCGAATTACACAGGCGCTTTTGATTATCTGTATATTAAGCATAATAAGTGTGGTACATTATGCAAAACTACTCTAGCGAAACTAGATTCTGGTATATATCCTAGTTGTATTAAATGCAATCCATCATCTAAAGGGGAATCTCTTATAGAAAAAGTTTTGTCTGATATGTCATTAGACTTTGAGCAACAAAAACGATTTAACGATAAATCAATAAAAAACCTTTCCTATGATTTTTTGATTAAAGATATGAATATTTTAATAGAATACCAAGGATTACAACATTATAAACCTGTACAATTTTTTGGCGGTAGTAGCGCATATATAAAACAAGTTTATAGAGATAACCTTAAGAGAAATTTTGCTAAAGATAATAATTACATTTTGATAGAAATTCCTTATACAGTAAATTCTTACGAAGAAATATATAAAATCATTTATAATGAAGTTTGTAAAGCAGAGGCTCCTGTCCCTAAAATCAGGAGCGTGATATAGTCTATTCCCCTAATAAATATCGGGAAACCGAGGGTATAAAAAATACTTTCCCAACCAATAGGCAGCTCGATACGTTCGTTAAGACACGTTTTGACCCCCTATTTGCTAAAGGATACTATGGTACAATTGTAGACCCTCGTAAGAGTTCTATGAAAGAAAAACAAATAAGAGACTCGTTCTTAGTTTTCCGTAGTTCTTCTAAGTCTAGCGCAGTTGAAGGTGTCGATATAGACGCTTTGTACCTTGATGAATATGACCGTGTTCAAAGCCAAGCCGAAGATTCAGCCGTTGAGTCTATGGCTTCTTCAAAGTTTAAGTTATTAAGAAGATTCTCTACGCCAACTACACCTGACTACGGTATTGATAGACTGTTCAAGAAGTCAGATATGAAATATTATATGCATACATGTACTCATTGTGGTTTTGTTAACAAGATGAGTTATGAAGATTATAATGAAAATGATACTAGAGTATCTGGAAATATTCGATTGGTTAACCCAGACGGTGTTAACAGAGAAACAGGAGAAATCGAAGATAATACTTATGATTTTGTCTGCCAAAGATGTGGTAAACATCTAGACAGATGGTATACTGGTCATTGGGTAGCATTGCACCCAGAACGTAAAGACATATCTGGATACATGATTTCACAAATGAATGCCGTGTGGGTAACTGCTGATGATTTGAAGCGTAAAGAAGCTGCTTCTCGGTCGTTGCAGACGTTCCACAATTATGTTCTTGGGGAACCTTACCAAGATTTGTCTATGTCTGTATTTGATAGAGATGTATGGGACAACTTATCAGACGAGTATGACGAACCTATATTTGATAGAGACCAATATGAAAAAATTGCTGTTGGTGTTGATTGGGGTACTAAAGAAAATCATATCGTAGTTATGGGTGTTAGCCCTTCTAGAGAATTACACGTATTAAGATTAATTAGGATACCTGTTACAAATTCTCCTGAAAATATTAACCATGACATTAACCAAACAATAGTTGAAATTGCACCATATCAACCTGATTTAATTTTAGCCGATTTGGGTTATAATGGTACTAAAGTTAATAGGTTAATTAAAGAGTTCGGTAAAGATAAAGTATTTGGTGTTAAAGTAAACCCATCGAAAACTACTGGAGAAGTAAACCCAAAGTTCTCAGCTCCAAATAACGAAGTAACAATAGACAAACTAGCTAACAACCTCTTCTTTATCAACCAAATGAAGTCTGGTAGCATAAAATTCTGGAATAATGATAAAGACCCAGAACTACAACGTTACCTTACTCACTGGAAAAATGTTATTATACGAGATGAAGAAGATGAAGATGGCGAATTGACTAAGGTTATTAGCCGTAAAGGTGCTGACCACTTCGCTCAAAGTAGCGTTTATGCTCTTATAGGTCTACGTAGATTAATTGATGAAGAAAATGGTGGTACACCGTTTGATTATACTAATATCGAAATAGGCAACACATTTAATAACAATAATAATTACAACATTGGGTATTGACATTATTATGAAATCGTGGTAAAATTATAGAATAACTTAATTGTTATTCGTTTAGGGGATTAAGCTAATGGTAAACTGACGGATTCCAAACCCGTTCTTTGCAGTTCGAATCTGCAATTCCCTGTATGGTATAGTGGCGGAATTGGTAAACGCAGTGCTTTGCTAAAGCATCAATCGTGAGAAGCGGTTTAGGGGTTCAAGTCCCCTCTATACCTTAACTAACATTAGTTTGTTTGTAAAAATACTACTATATAGTGGTATAATTAATTAGTAAATAAAAGGAGGATATTATGACAAAAAATATCAAAAAGGGTTTAGGCGCATTAGTAGAAGCCATCCCTAAGGAAACAGATTATCTACAACTATCTAAAATTATATCAGAACAGTTGTACAGAAAAATAACTAGTCAAGACTTCAAGTTAATTAGAAGCGCTAAGTATGACAATAATAATAAAGACATTTCTAATAATGGAAGTGTTCTTATGGTTACTTTAGATGAAAAAGACGAGGAGTGGGTTTCTAAAGTAGGAGATGTTATTAGAAGATTTGACAATAACAATATGAATGCAGAAACTCTCAGTGATTTGGTTGTATCTGAGTTAAACTCTTTAGACGAAGAACAAGAAAATTATCTAGATGATGTTACTATTATTAGTGGGTATACAGATAATCGAGGTAATTATAATAGATTGAGTATTCTTGATAACCCATCTAAGGGTGCTGAGTTAAGATTTAACTTAGCTTTTAAGCTTTCTAGCGAGACAGAAGAAGACTTCATTGAAGAATATAATAATACAGATAGCCCTGTTGGTAAAATATTCGGAGAAGTGGACAAGTTTTATTATCTTGGAGATGAGGTGCCAAATTGAAAGAAGTAAGTTTATCAACTAATTTAACAAAATTAGCCTATATTAAAGCAAAACTGTTTGAATATGGCGTTACTATTGGTGACATGGCTAATATTGTTTATGAAGAACAAAAAAGATATGAACATGATGTTACTATGGCATATGCTATTGAGACTGTCGAAAAAGTATTACAAAAAAGAGAAGTTCAGCATGGATTGTTAGTTGCCTTCTACTTAGACGGACAAGCTCAAAAGGGCTTACTAGACTACCCTTTGCAATATATAGTTGAGGAAGATAGACCTACGTTTGGTGTAGATGAAACTTTAGCTAAGACGATTCTTAATGAGTATGGCTCTATAGCAGATTCAAACTGGGGATACTTAGATAAAGTTAAGCCAGGTATTGTAGGAGAGCTAAATGACCAACAAAAAACAGGCGGAAAAATAACTACCTTTTTAGATGATATGGTGTCAGCTATTATAGCATCAGCAGAGGCTATTGTTGCACACAATTTAGATAAAGGTCATTAATTTTTAAAAAAAGTGTTGACAGTTTATAACATACATGTTATAATAAATATATTGAGTTAAGCAATTAACTCTTATACGCCTGTAGCTCAACTGGATAGAGCACTCGGTTTCTACCCGAGAGGTTGGGGGTTCGAGCCCCTCCAGGCGTATTGTCAATCTGTTAGTTGACAAATATAAATAGTATGATATAATTATTATACTATGGAAAAAGTTATAGAAGGTTATGAAAATTATAGAATAACTGAATATGGTCAAGTAATTAGCTATGCTAGAGGTTATAGACATATTTTAAAACAGCAATTATCCCCAAAAGGATATTTGATGGTTAAATTAGGTCGTAATAAAACTATAGCTGTTCACAGATTAGTAGCTATGTACTATGTTGATAACCCTTATAATAAAACCGACATAAACCATATAAATGAAAACAAAGAGTGTAACTATTATAAAAATTTAGAATGGGTAACTAAAAAGGAAAATAATAATTATGGAAATCATAATTTAAACTCCTCTAATTCTAATAAAAAGAAAATCATTTCTTTAAGTGATAGTGGTTTATGCAGAACATTTAATTCAGTATCTGATGCAAGTAACATTCTTGGTATCAGGTTAAGTAGATTAAGTGAATGCCTAAATGGTAAGAGAGTTTCCTATAAAGGATATAAATTCTTTATTGTTTAATTATTGTCCTATAGTTCAGTTGGTAGAATGCTTGACTGTTAATCAAGATGTCACTGGTTCGAGCCCAGTTGGGACAGTTTGTTATACAAATATAACAAAACACTCCTGTAGTTTAACGGTAAAACAGCAGGTTTATACCCTGTATTAGCTCTAGATTGGGGCAAGTTCTTGGTTCGAATCCAAGTGGGAGTATATGTTGCATAGATATAGTTTAAATTAGGTAGTAACGGTAACGTTTAGTTACATGTGTGTAGGTTCGAGCCCTACTATCTATAGCAACATAATGAAGGACGGAACGACTGTTCGACTTTTCTAGATGTAAGTTTGGAATAAGTTTGTTGACCAATAAGAAAGTTGCTGTGCGACTATACTGTCTGTCGAGACATGTAAAAACACGTATTTATACCCCTATGTATGTAGGGAATTATGAATCTATGATGGTAACATATAGCCGTAAAATAGTATGATTAACGAATACGAAGAGCCATAGTGATTGTATTGGTAAGTGTTATAGCGCTTAACACCTCTGTATTTGTGGCAATAAGTGAAATTGACCCGATGGTGGGTATATACGCTTTAGGTGGTTTTATTACTGGCTTTAGTTTATGGGGTGGCACCATAATTATTGTTGTTGTTGTAACAGGTGGCGGAATGGGTAAACGTGAAGTTCGGTATTTAATGTTGGTGTTACATAGAACGAAGCCACTCGAGGACATTAATTACATGCAAGGTTCGATTCCTTGCCCTGTTATTTTAAGCTTATTTAGCTCAGTTGGTAGAGCACTCGTTTTGTAAGCGAGAGGTCGAAAGTTCGAACCTTTCAGTAAGCATTCCCGTCATAATATGCTATACACATGTTGTGAAAAAAGA